GTATTTTCTTTAAATATTGATTTTACAGTAAGAGCTTTAGGAGCGGCAGGTGTAGCATCTATTGTAACATTAGGCACATTTCATTTTACTAAGACATCGAATGGTGTTACAGAGGGATTTGCTTTTAATAATGTCAATAGTACAACATTTGACACAACTGTTGGCAATACTTTAGATATAACTGTTCAGTGGGGAGCTGCATCGGCATCCAATTCAATTTATTCAGATATCTTTGTATTAAATAAAACATATTAAGAAATGAGCATACCAGTAGGAACAAAATTTATAGGGATATCTCCAAATGTAAATACGGCAGAGAGGAAGTCAGCTCAGGCTAACAGTCCATCAGAGGTTTACACTATTGAGGATATTAAAGATGGAGGTGTTCCTGATAGTAGAACGATTACTATTAATGGTACAACATCTGATTTAACAGCAAATAGGACTTACACAGTTACAGATGCAAATCTTTCAACAAGTGATATAACTACAAATAATGTAAGTACATCGAAACATGGATTTGCACCTAAAGCACCGAATGACATAGGTCAATTTTTATCAGGCGATGGAACTTGGAGAACTATAAACACAGGTATAACAGTAGGTACAACAGCTGTAACATCAGGAACAGATGGTAGAGTATTCTTTCAAGCTGGTGGAGTAGTCCAACAAGATGCTGCATTTAATTGGGATAATACTAATAAGAGATTAGGAGTTGGAGCAAATGCAACTTCACCGTCATCTGTTATATTTGTTAGGAGCAATACCTCTACTGCTCATGATGTATTACAATTAAGTAATGGATTTTATGGTAACAGTATTTTTAGAGTTAGAGATAATGCTACAGCAAGTGATTCTACTATAGGTTCTGTTTTTGTTAATGCAAGAATTTATGGAGGTAATAATACAATAAAAGGAACTGAATTTGATTTAGGAGGATATGGCTTAGGGGCTTCTTATGGAGAAAATGCAGGTAATTCTGTTTGGTTGACTAATCAAGGAAATAATGGTGATGGTTCTGGAACTGCTGTAATTGCTGTTAACTCTAATTTTTATTTTAATTTTCAAACAACTAAAAGAATAAAGTTTGAAGCTGTTACAGGTAACTTTGGTATTGGTAATGTTGGTACATTAGGTGCAAGACTTGATGTAAGAGCACAAGGTGCATTATCAACTGACATAGCATTCAGAGTTAGGAATAGTGCTGATACGGCTAACTTGGCAAGTATTAATGGAGTTGGAGATATTGCATTAGGTTTAGGAGCAACAGGAGTAACAGTTTCATCTTATCCATTTATTTCGATAGGTTCTTCTGCTAAGGCTTCTCAATTTGGTTTATCTATTGGTACTAATGCTGGCATTAATCAAGATAATGGAGATAGACGAAATATTTATATAGGTGCAGATTGTGCAAGTTCTGGAACAAATAGAACAGCCTATGCAAATATTGGTATTGGCAATAGAGCATTATTAGCTATTAATAGTGGTCAGTTTAATATAGCTATTGGATTAGGAGCAAGTCCTGGAGAAGGTGCTGGAGAAGCTATTTCAACAGGCAATGAAAATGTAATTGTAGGGGTTGGTGCAGGGGCATCAATAACAACAGGTAATGTTAATACTGCAATAGGAAGATATGCTGGAAGTCAAAATGTATCAGGTTCATCAAATACACAAATAGGCTATGCGGTAGACCAAGCAAACGCACAAAATAAATCTCATATAACAGCAATTGGAATGAGGTTAAGGAGCTCACACAATGGAGTTATTATGCTTGGTTCTTCAGGGAATACAGGAACAGTTGCTCCTTCAATAGTAGATGATGCAGCTCAATTTCATTTTAGAAGTGATTTACAATCTTTATTCTTTAACAAAAACACGAATGTAGTTTTAAAATCAAATAGTGCATTAACATCTGGAACGCATTTTGAAGCTGCTGCTACAAATACATTGACTATACACAACGGAACAGCACCAATAACAACAATAGCAAATGCTGGACAATTATATGTTGAAGGCGGAGCATTGAAATTTAGAGGTGGTTCAGGAACAATAACAACAATAGCAGTAGCATAAATTATTATCTTTACAAAAAAAATATATTATGGCAATTTTAATTAAAGCAACAGAAGAAAAAAAGATTACAATCTCAGGAACAGGTATTGAGTTACCAGAGGTTTATGGTAGAATTAGATTCTTAGGTGATTTCCCAGGAAACACTATTGAAGGTGAAGTAGCAACATTTGCTAATGCAGAAACATTTGCAGAAGGTAAGATACTTTATACTGATGTTCCTATTGGAAGTTATAAATCTAACCTTGAAGAAGGAGAAGTACAATCTTTAGAGACAGCACACAAATATGCTAAGATAGCTTATGAGCAACAAGGGTATGAAGTAATCATTGATATGATTTAATGAAGCACCTAATTCCATTACTATTTGTAATTATTGCCTGCACCCCTCAAAGAAGATTTGATAGGTTAGTAAAGAAGTATCCATATCTTTTAACTAGTGATACATTGGTTGTAAGAGATACAATTCGAGACACAATTCGAATTACAATACCTGAAGTTGAAGTCGATACAATTGTAAGTATTAAAGAGCTTTACGATACAGTTACTATAGAGAAAGATCGTATAAAAATACAAGTATATCGAGTAAAAGACAAGGTGTATATTAGTGGAAAATGTGATACTGTATACATTGAAAAGCCTATAGAACGGATAGTCTACAGGAAGATACCTATAAAGTATTACGAGAATACTCCCTGGTATAAGATATTGCTGCATAATGTTCTAGGAATTTTATTAATTTTGTTGATATTATATATTACATACAGAATTATTAAAAATTACCTATTGTGAAAACAAAATTACTTCTACTAGCAACATCATTTTTAGCAGTATTATCCCCAGTGAAACCAATGATATATGTTGCTTTGCTTGCAATAATTCTAGACACTTCATTTGGCATTTGGAGAAGCGTTAAAAAGGGCGGCTGGAAGGCTATTAAGAGCAGAAGATTATCACACGTTATAAGTAAGTCACTTCTTTATTGTGGAGCTATATTATTTATTTTTTTAGTTGAGAAATACATAGCTGCTGACTTACTAGCTCACTTTATAGCAGTTGATCTTGTTATGACAAAGATTGTCGCGTTCTTTTGTGTTGCTGTAGAGATTAAGTCAATTAATGAAAGCTATGAGTCGGTGACAGGAAAGAACTTACTTAAATCATTACGTGAATTCGTAACAAGAGCAAAAGAAGAAGCAGATAAATTAACATGAAGTTAGATACAACAAAAATAGTTCAGAGCAGATTGAAATCTACTCAATACTTTCAGGAGGAGACTCCTAAGAATCAGATTTACTTGCACCATACTGCTGGTAATGGCAATGCTGTTGGTGTAGCTAAGTATTGGGATAGTACGAAAGATAGAATAGCTACAGCTTTTGTTATTGGAAACAGTGGTACAATTGTTCAGTGTTTTTCATCTAGAGAATGGGCGTATCATTTAGGTCTAAAGAACGCTCCATTTTCAAATATGGGATTACCATATAAGGCACTTGATAAAAATTCAGTTGGTATTGAGGTATGTAATTGGGGGATGTTAAAAGAGAAGGGCGGTAGATTTTACAACTATGTAGGTGGATTGGTTGATCCAAGTGAAGTTACAGAGTTGGATAAGCCGTTTAAGGGATATAAGTTTTGGCATAAGTACACTGACAAGCAGATTGAGAGCTTACGTCAATTAGTTGTATATTTGTGTGAGACTTACAATATACCTAGAGAATATAACGAGGACATTTGGGATTTATCAAAGAGAGCTATGAAGGGTGAAGATGGTATATTTACTCATAACTCAGTAAGAAAAGATAAGTCTGACATGTATCCATGTCCACGAGTAATTGAGATGTTAAAGAGTTTGTGATGAAAAAGCAAAAGGACATATCATCATTTATAGCAAAGCCAAAGGTAAAACGACCTGGTGTTCATGCTAAGACAAAGACTAGCAAGACAAAGACGAGTAAGAATTATAAAAAACAATATAAATCGCAAGGCAGATGAAAGTAAATAATTATCCAGTTAAGACACCTGTGGCAGGTGATAGACTATTTGGAAGTGATGCTAATGGAGATCAAGTTCAATTTGATTTGTTAGCTGTAAGTAATAATGGCTTTACTTATGAAATAGGTCAATATGTATCTTCGGAGGGTGGAGTTGTTTTTCATAGATATATTGATAATGGTGTTCAATATTATTTAGTTGTTGACACAACTGATTTAAGTACAAGTTCAGCATGGAGTAATATAACTGGAACATTGATAGGCGCAACAGCTCAAAGCACTTGGGATGGTTTAAGTAATTCAAATGCAATAGTAGGTCAATCTGGATTTACAGCTGGTGCAGCTAAATTATGTTTAGATTCAACAAATAATAGTAAGTCAGATTGGTATTTACCTGCTATTGACGAATTAAGTTTGCTTTGGCAAAATAGATTTAATGTAAATAAAACGCTTTCTGGAAATTCTGCGTTTGGGTCAATAAGTGGTGCTACTCAAATTTTTTATAATTCTTATTGGAGTAGTACGGAGAGCGACTCCAGTTACGCGTGGTTCTTCTACTTCGACGATGGGTCTGCCTACGACTTCGATAAGGACTCCACGTACTATGTGCGTGCTGTAAGAACATTTAGCATATAATTGCTATATTTGCATTATAAAATTTAATAAAATGAAAAAATTAGAACAAGACGAACTTTCTAAATTGACAGAACTTAATCGCAACTTTAGAGATTTAAAGTTTGAAGTAGCTGACATAGAGCTTTCATTCGAAAGACTTAAAAGCAAAAAGAAATCGACTTTAGCAAATTTAGATATTGCTGCACATGACTTGGCTAAATATCAAGAAGAGATAATTGCTAAATATGGCGATATAACTATCAACCTACAGACTGGTGAATATCATTAGAAAAATATCGATTGGTCCTGACTATATGAAGTCAATGAATTACACTGTTGGACAGGAAGTTCTTGATAAAAGTTATTCTATCTATCAGATAATAAGAAATGAAGATGGGATTAAACTTTACATCATTAAGGAAGGTGAGATAGTTTTATGGAAAGAGTTCTCAAATACTGTTCCTGTATCAATTGAGTATAATATAAATTTTTAATGAAAGCACCATACTGTTTTATCATCAAAGCTGTTGATGGTAGGAGGTATGACAACATAAGAACTTACGGAGACAAAGAGTTCATTATAAGCACCTCCCAAGAAGATCACACAGTTTCAAATAGATTTGCTGAGGTAATATCTGTTCCAATTTATTATGATGGAACTATTACTGCTGGTGACATTGTGGTTGTACACCATAATGTTTTTAAGTTTTACTATGACATGAGGGGTAGACAAAAAAGTAGTTGGCATCATTTAAAGGATGATTTATTTATTGTTGAGCCTGAGCAAGTGTATCTATATTCCAAAGATAAAAATATTTGGAGTGCACCATATCCATTTGTTTTTATTCGACCTGTGCCATCTGAGGATAAGATATTTAATTCATTAGGTACGTTTGAAGAGTTATGGGGTGAGGTTGTATTTAAGAATGATGATTTAAAAGAAGTAGAAGTTGGCGATGTTGTTTCATTCACTCCAGATAGTGAATATGAGTTTAAAATAAATAATGAAGTTCTTTATAGAATGTATAATCGAAATATATGTCTAAAAAAGTAGAGATATTAGAGGCAGCAAAAGTTGCTATTGATGAGCTGATAAAAGTATTAAAAGAGCCAATTATAACTCGATCTGAGGATGATATATCAGCAGATAAATTAAAGAACGCTGCATCGGCTAAAAGGTTGGCATTTGAGGATGCTTTGAATATGTTAGCTAAGATTGAGGAGGAGGAAAATAAAAGTAGCGATTCACAGATTCCTACGATAAACGTAGGAAATGGTGGATTCGCAGAAGGCAGGGCAAAAAAGAAATAACGCAAAATACTTTTGACAATAAGGCGTATAAATGGAAAATAATCTTTACGTTATACTTGATGATTACATTCCTAAGAATGTATTGACAACTAAGAATAGGCATAAGTCTTGGGAGTATGGCTACAATAAAGATTATGATGTTGTAGTTATATCAAAAGATGGTACAATAGGTCAGATATATGATATCAATAGTGTTAAGATTGCACTTCCTTCAACACCTGAAAAAGTTACCGATTACGGCAACAAATGGGTAGCACAAGAGTATCCATCTGAACTACAGAAAATCAAGACAATATTTGATTGGAACAGAAGAGATAACGCTTTTAAATCTAAGTACGTTGACTTGATTGAAGCAGAATTTGACAAACGAGATAATGGGCATTGGTTTATAAATAACGGTAAGCCAACCTATATGACAGGTACTCATTACATGTACTTACAATGGACAAAAATTGACATAGGTCTACCTGACTTTAGGGAATCAAATAGGATATTCTATATCTATTGGGAGGCATGTAAGTCTGACAATAGGTCTTTTGGTATGGATTACTTAAAGAACAGACGTTCTGGATTCTCGTTCATGTCTAGTTCTGAGATATGTAACACTGGTACAATTGTAAGGGATTCTAGGATTGGTATACTATCAAAAACTGGTAGTGATGCTAAGAAGATGTTTACTGATAAGGTAGTTCCAATTGTAAGGAACTATCCGTTCTTCTTTAAGCCCATTCAAGATGGTATGGATAATCCAAAGACTGAGCTAGCGTTTCGTGTTCCAGCAAGTAAGATTACCCGAAAGAATATGGATCAAGAGGCTCAAGATGAAATTGATGGTCTTGATACTACTATTGACTGGAAGAACACAGCTGACAACAGCTATGATGGTGAAAAACTTCTATTATTAGTCCATGATGAAAGTGGTAAATGGGAGAAGCCTGAAAACATATTAAACAACTGGCGCGTAACAAAGACTTGTTTGAGGTTAGGTAGTAAGATTGTTGGTAAATGTATGATGGGTTCTACATCAAATGCATTGAATAAAGGTGGGGAAAACTTTAAGAAGTTGTATAACGATAGCAACCCTAGAACAAGGTCAGCTAATGGTCAGACTAAGAGTGGACTTTATTCGTTATTCATTCCAATGGAGTGGAATATTGAAGGGTATATAGATGAATTTGGTTGGCCTGTATTTGAAGATCCTGAGAAATCAGTAAATGGTATTGATGGAGAGATGATATCTCAAGGAGTTATTACTTGGTGGAATAATGAGGTTGCTGCATTGAAAAGTGACTCAGATGCATTGAATGAATTTTACCGACAGTTTCCAAGAAGTGAATCACATGCATTTAGAGATGAGTCTAAGCAGTCTGTTTTCAACTTAACAAAGATATATCAGCAGATTGACTACAATGATTCATTGATAAAAGACCAAGTATTAACTAGAGGATATTTTCATTGGAAGAACGGTATAAAGGACAGCGAAGTTATTTGGACTCCTGATAAGAATGGTAGGTTTTTAGTTTCATGGATACCAAATAGTAGGTTGCGTAATAACGTTATAAATAGAGGAGGTAAAAAGTTTCCTGGAAATGAGCATTTAGGTGCATTTGGGTGTGACCCTTATGATATATCAGGGGTAGTTGGAGGAGGTGGATCTAATGGTGCTTTGCATGGTATGACTAAATTTCATATGGAAGAAGCACCAACAAATGAGTTCTTTTTAGAATATATAGCAAGACCACAAACAGCAGAGATATTTTTCGAGGATGTTTTAATGGCTTGTATTTTTTATGGTATGCCATTGTTAGCAGAGAACAATAAGGCTAGGTTATTATATCACTTTAAGAATAGAGGATATAGAGCATTCTCAATGAATAGACCTGATAAGCATAAGACAAAGCTATCTAAGACCGAGTTAGAGATAGGAGGTATACCTAACTCATCTGAAGATGTAAGGCAGGCCCACGCATCTGCTATTGAGACGTATATTGAAGAGTATGTAGGACTTGATACTGAGGGAACATATAGAGATCCTGAATGCATGGGCTCAATGTATTTTACAAAAACCTTAGAGGATTGGGCTAGATTTGATCCAAACAATAGAACAAAACATGATGCTTCCATTAGTTCAGGTCTAGCTATAATGGCTACACGTAAGCATTTATTTGAAACAGAGAAAAAAGAATCGAAAATAAGTATTAAATTTGTAAAATACGATAATCGTGGAATTAGAAGCGAAATATTAAAATAATGGAGAAATTATCAGTTGCAATTTATCAATCACCCTTTCCAAACCAAATGGCTAGCGATGAAGAAAAGGCTACAGTAGAGTATGGTTTAAAGGTTGCAAAATCTGTTGAGGGTGAGTGGTTTAAGCGTAAAGCAAATACATGTCGGTTCTATGACCAATGGGGTGAATTTCATCGTTTAAGATTATACGCAAGAGGTGAACAACCAGTACAAAAATATAAAGATGAATTAGCAGTAAATGGAGATATGTCTATGTTAAATTTAGACTGGACTCCAATACCTATTATACCAAAATTTGTTGACATTGTTGTCAATGGTATGAATGATAGATTGTTTACTATTAAGGCTGAGTCTCAAGATGTTATGTCTGCTGAAAAGAAGAACATCTTTCAGGATATGATTGAGGCTGATATGGTAGCTAAGGATTTCTTACAAATGACAAAGGATCAATTTGGAATTGATGCATTTAATGTCAATCCTGATGAGCTTCCAGAGAACGATGAGGAGCTCTCGTTGTAC